TTTTTATTTGTCCGTGAAACACCGTCCATGTACTTAATCCATTTTTGTTGTATTTCGCTAACTTTTTCATTAGTTGCTTTTGACCACTCATGTTTAAATGTACGTTTTAAATAGTCATAGTGTTCTAGTGGAGTTGGATGTCCATCTTGAAAATTCTTGTTAACTAATCTCCGATCAGATTTAAATTTTTCATCCCAGTTATTATTAAAAAGTACATCGTAAAAACTAGGTAGTAATTGCTTTATAGTTTCAGAGTACATCTCTCGTAAGTGATCTAGGCGCTGTACTTGAATACCTTCAATAGCATATTTTGGGTCAATTGTTATTTTTCCATCCCATTGGTCAACATAATGAACTAGATTATTCATTTGTATAAAATGCCATTGCGTTTTATGTCTAAGCATTTCATACGCTGATTTAATAAAAGCTAAATCTCGAATTAATGCTCCATATTCACTAAAGTATTTCTTAACCCATAGCTCATCATATTCTCCTTGACTATAAATATTACCTGGTGTAATCCATTCGCCGCCAGCAATATGACTAGGATCTCGATCAGGCCTAATATCTAAAAATCTATCTTCTCTACTTATATTAGTCCATTGTACTATTACTAAGTCTTCGTGTGTAAAATTGTATGATGAATCAGCCTGCATCAATGTATTAAAAATATAATGATTGCCAGCCCCGGACTTTCCAAAATTATAAAACTTAGCTTTTGGAAATTCATATCCTAGAATATTTGCCCAAGTAGCCCATGCATAGTCTGTAAAGCTACATCCAAAAGTAAAAATTCTGTTAATCTTTAATGAGATTAAATTTTTCATTAAACACTTTCCTTTGATTGTTGTACTAATTTAAATGCAAGTTTTTGAAATACTTCTTTTGTATGTTCTTCACGATACATTATTTTATAGTTGTGTTTAAGTATATCTTGTTGTTGAAAACACCATAGAAGTTGTTCTTCCTTACTCATCTTATTTAAGCGAGCTACAGCAGATTCTACTTCGCCTTTAAGCATAGTCCAGCGTTTATATGTATTGCTTTCGCCGTCGAAACTATAATCAAACATTTTATCATATAATTTATAGCCGTAATCTTGTAGGTTTTTATTAGCATTAGGTTGCCCCCAAATAAGAAATGGTTGCATATGAAATATAGATCGAAATGTTTTTTCACTCCAGAATCTAGAAGTATTATCCCAGTCTTCAACAAGTGTTTCTCCAACTACTTGAAACAAAGTACTCCAATGTAAATGTGAACTTAAATTCATAGCATGATTAGTTATAAAATCATTAGTATCTGCAACTAAAGGTAAGTGACGATTAAATTTTCGTAAAGCTCTAGCCGAAAGTTTTCCGTTCGAGCCTCGTATTTTTTCAGTAGCTTGACAATAGTGATCTGGATTTTCAATTTTATCATGACTTATAACACAGTGATCATATAATTTACTATTAAATATTTCAAAGGCGCTTAGTGTTCTATGAGGCCTGTTTACTCTACTAAGACTTAAGAAGTGTTTCTCACCGTAATAAAATCTTTTCCTATTCTTTACAGCATCAAGATAAGTCTTGTCAATGCGAGCGTCAAGCTCAGTTTCAGCTAATCCAGATATTGGTAGTGTTTCTACTTTTAAATTAAAAAGCATGTGTTCAAAGTTATGAAAACTAACAGCATGAATAGATTCTTCTATACTATGACTATAATTATACCGAGCTAAGTTATTTTCTTCAACCATATTAGATGTAACAAGAATAACCTTTTTAGGTGATATATCATTTAATTTACAGCTATGGTATAATACATCAAAAAACGGAGTATTTCCGTATATAGTACTAAAGCCTTCAGTACTTGCATCAAATAAAAAAAATGCTTTTGGGTCTTTACGTAATTGTTTTAAATTCTTTTTTCTCATAAATTGAAATAGATTAATATCCTTTTCCCATCTAGGATACTTTATCAATACATGAAAAATACACATTTTTGGATCATCAATATTAAGCTCTTTAAATGCCTGCAAAAATTTTTGAGAGGCTAGAGAACTGCCAACTTTTCGTACATATACATTTCTTTTGATGTAGTCAGTTACTGGAATCATATATAAAAATCACCATAAATATCAGTAGTAGTATTTATATACGCATATAATGATAGGAGGTTCATGTGAAGATTGGGTTTATAGGATTAGGAAAACTAGGGTTACCGTGTGCTGAAATTGTTGCTGAAAAAGGACATGATGTAACAGGGTATGATATTATTGACATAGAATCAAAAGTAATAGCTATTAAAAACACTATTAAAGAAGTAGTACAAGATAGAGATATTGTATTTGTTTCAGTACCAACGCCACACCATCCTGACTATGATGGTAGGACCCCTTCTGCACATTTAGAACCCAAAGATTTTAATTATGAAATTGTTATAGACGTGTTAAGAGAAGCTAACGTTCATATGAATAAGAACCAACTACTAGTTCTTATTAGTACTGTTTTACCTGGAACAACACGGAATCATTTTGTTCCGTTAATTAATAATACTCGCTTTGTATATAATCCTTATTTTATTGCTATGGGTACTGTAGCTTGGGATATGGTAAATCCTGAAATGGTAATTATTGGAACTGAAGATGGAAAGTCAACTACTGATGCACAACAATTAGTAACGTTCTATAAAACAATAATGGAAAATAAACCAAGATATGAAATAGGTACTTGGGACGAATGCGAATGTATTAAAGTTTTTTATAACACATTTATTAGTATGAAAATTGGATTTGTTAATATGATCCAAGATGTTGCAGAAAAGCAAGGGAATATTAATGTTGATGTAGTCACAAACGCTCTTTCAAAAAGTACAAATCGACTTATTAGTTCAAAATACATGACAGCGGGATTAGGTGACGGTGGTGGATGTCATCCAAGGGATAATATTGCATTACGATTTCTAGCTCAAAAATTAAACTTGCAATATGATCTATTTGATGCTATAATAAAGGCTAGAGAAGTACAAGCTCGAAATATGGCTAAGCGGTTGGTTAAACTAGCACATGAAAATGAGTTACCAATACTATTAAATGGAGTTAGTTATAAACCAGGAGTACCATATATAGATGGAAGTTATAGTTTACTAGTGGGATATTATTGTGCAGAAATAGATTATGCTTGTATGCAAGTTGATCCGTTAGTTAGTCCTGACCTAGGACCATTTAGTGCAGTAGTATTATTAGCTCATCCAGAGCTATACTGTAAACTTAATGACGACAGCATCGTTGTTGATCCATGGAGACAGTATACGTCTAGTAAACATAAGGTAATTTATTACGGAAATACAAGATGAAAAAAATATTAATAATTGGCGATAGTAACGGATTAGGAGAATGGGGACAAATTACTCCCGGGCCTGGCGTTGCTAACAATAATGATAATACTATCTTTAGACCGTATAACCAAGACAAGTATTTAGAAGGCGACTCACCGAAACCCTTCCAACTAGTTTATCCAGGCTTTGGATACTTTCTAGAATTACAAGGTCATGCTACTTGTAATTCTAGTGTTGGGGGAGCCGGCAATTTTGAAGCAATTTTTAGAGGTGAAGAAGCATTGGGATTAGCACCACCTTTTACATCACCAACTTTTTATACACCAGATGTTATTATATGGATGTTAACAGAACCTTGTCGCAATCACAAGCAAGATACAACATCAGGCGCCGCAGGATTATGGGACCTAGATAAGTATTATTTAAAATTTAGTAAAACTAACAAATGTAACTCTATTGCTGAATTAAATGAAGTGCTAATGAAGGTTGCATTTGACGGAGCCCAAGCAATATATAATAAGTTAAAAATTCCTTTTATTTTAATAGAAGGCTGGGGCGAAACATACGGTCTAGAAAGTAATTATACTTTTATTAAACACATTCATAAAGGTTGGTTACAAAAAATACTAGGTAAGCAAATACCGTTACTTACATCGTGGAATTCAATTAATGATCTTAAACAGTTAAGACCAGATTTAGCAGATACAGATGAGTTTAAAGAAGAAGTTAACAAATATGAGGAGGTTATAAATTATATGGCATCATCAGATGATTTTCCAGATAATGGCCATCCAGGACGGATACTTCATAAAAAATTAGCAGAAGAGATAGAGCCGTATGTATGATATTGTTTTTATAAGTTACGAAGAACCAAATGCAGATGAAGTTTATGCAGAGTTAAAGGCACGATTTCCGATGGCTAAGCGTGTGCATGGCGTAGAAGGTATACATCAAGCTCATATAGCCGCGGCTAAAAAATGTTTTACAAAAATGTTTTGGGTAGTTGACGGTGATGCTAAACTAAAAAACGAATGGCAATTTGATTACATTGCCAATGAATGGGATATGGAAGCAGTTCATGTGTGGCGTTGTCAAAATCCTGTAAACTTTTTAGAATACGGCTATGGTGGTATAAAGTTATTACCAAAGCAATTAACAATAGATATGGATGTTACTAATCCAGACATGACAACTAGTATTAGCAATAAGTTTTTTGCACATGAAGAAATTAGCAATGTTACAGCATTTAATACAGATCCATTTAATGCATGGAAGAGTGGATTTAGAGAATGTGTTAAATTATCAAGTAAAATTATCAGAGGTCAAGTAGACGAAGAAACTGAAATGCGGTTGATGGTATGGTGTAATGAAGGAATGGGTAAACCTAACGGAGACTATGCTATGGCAGGAGCTCGTGCAGGTAAAGAGTATGGCGAAGCAAATAAAGGGAATATCAAAGCGTTATTTAAAATTAATGATTATAAATGGTTAAAAGAAAAGTTTGATGCAGAAAATTGTTGATATAAACAAATTAGGTATTGTTAAACTAGGACAAAAAACTATGTTGGAAAACAATGTTTTTTCAGTTAGTTGGATCTTAGGCAGATTTTGCAATTATAATTGTAGCTATTGCTGGCCGTATGCTAAAAGCAAAGTTGTAGACCACAGACCTATTGAACAGTATATTCAAACAATGGATCAAATTAAAAGTCAAGCTAGAGCTAATAGCTTTGATAAGTTTCATTTTAGTTTTAGTGGAGGCGAGCCTACTGCATATAAAGGCTTAATAGATTTAATTAAAGCATATAATGAACCAGTTAGTGAATACCTTAGTATACACATGACTACTAATGCTAGTCCAGGATTTAATTGGTGGAATAAATGGTTAACAGCAACGGATAGATTAGATCGTAAAAGCATCACAGCAAGTTATCATGCAGAATTTTCTAATGAAAAAGAATTTATGGGTAAACTTATATTTCTACAAGAACATGGAGTATTAGTTACAATTAATCAAGTTATGGTTCCGAGTATGTTTGATGAATATTACGAAAGAGCTGTAAGGTTTAAAAACGAAGGATTACATGTTACATTAAAACCACAAAGTAATGATACAGCAAGTGCAATAGTTGAAGGATACAGTCCTAAACAATGGGAAATATTGCAAAATGAAATGGAACAAGAAACAGAACAGATGTTATTATACGATAAAGCAGGAACAGAATATAAGTTAGACCAAGCAGAAAGACTTAATGCTCATGAGTTTAATAAATTTGAAGGGTGGATGTGTAATGCAGGATACCAAAGTTGTATTATTCGCGAACCAGGCGGCGAAGTTAAACGTGCTTATAGTTGTCATGACGAACCGTTGGGTACTATTGATAAAGGGTTTAATTTATTTAAAGAACGTAAAGTTTGTATTACACCAACTTGTGTAAGTAGTGCAGATAGCAAAATACCAAAAGAGCTAGTGTATGAAGATTAGTATTAATGACATAGCTTATTGGATGGACACAATTAGAGATGCAGACGATCATAAACGTGTGTTAGAAAGTTTCTGGCATGGTCAGCTTGATAGTAAAGTTTGGTTATGTGAATCGCTCGCTTCGGTTAATCATGCTGAAGCTAGTAAAATAGTTATCTTTGGAGGGTGGTATGGAATCTTGGCTTCAATGCTTTTTAATAGCGAGCTTGGTGTACGACATATTAGATCTATTGATATTGACCCTGCGTGTAAGGACATAGCGTTGGGCATGAATAAAGCATATGAGATGGACGGCTCATTTGATGCAGTTACAGAAGATATGTGTAATTATGTATATACAGAAGATCCACACATTGTTATTAATACAAGTTGCGAGCATCTTACACAAGAACAATATAATACTTGGTTAGAAAAAGTTCCAGATGACACGTGGATAGTTGTACAAAGTAACAATTTTTCATCTCATCCTGAGCACATTAATTGTTCAGAAAGTCTAGAAGACTTTAAATGGAAGGCACAAATTAGTAAAGAGCTTTACTCAGGTATATTAGAATTACCTAAGTATGATAGATATATGATTATAGGTCGTAAATAATGTTAAAACTTTTTAATAGTATACCAAAGTCTATTAGAGCTGGAAGTTTCCTACCAACTGCTGGTAACAATAAGGTAATTAATAATTTTACTAGCCTTGGTACAGATTCTAATGAGTTATATCAAACAAATCTTAAGACAAAATCTAAAGATTGGGAATATAGAAATAAGTCAGTTAGGTATACTCTTAATAAGCATAGTTATCGAACAAAACAATTTGCAGATATTGACTGGGCGGAATCAATAGTTATATTTGGATGTAGTGCAGTATTTGGCGTTGGAGTTGATGATGCTGATACTATTAGCAGTCAATTATCTACTTTAATTAATCGACCTGTAATTAATATGGGCGTTGGTGGAAGTTCTATTACATACGCATTACATAACTCAATAATTTTAAGTGCTAATTATCCAACACCAAAAGCCGTAGTGCATCTTTGGACAGGATATGATCGAACAGTATATTATGATCGTAAAGATGTTACTTTTTATGGTCCTTGGAACATAACTCCACATAACTATATAGGTCATTGGACAAAGTCTAAAGAACACGGAGAAACACATGCCTTACTTGCTAGTTTAACTAGTAAACAGTTATGGAAAGACACCGAATACTATGAAGCAAGTTACTTCCAGGAAACTGCTAATGTTATAGGGTGCGATGATTTAGGTAGTCCTCTTCCTGAGATATCAGACAAAGCAAGAGATGATATTCATCCTGGCAGTCAAACTATAAGACTCGTTGCAGAAAGAATAGCTGAGAATTTGAATGTATAATATAGACGAAATTAAATCAATACACTTTGAGGTAACAAGTAAGTGTCAAGCTCGTTGCCCAATGTGTCCTAGAAGAATTCAAGGCGGTCCGTTAAGAGATGGTGTAGATTTAGAAGAAATTACATTAACAAATTTTATGAAGTGGTTTGATGTTGACTTTATTAAACAATTAAATCATTTTAGTATGTGTGGTAACTTAGGTGATCCAATGATAGCCGAAGATACTTTAGAAATTTTTAATTATCTGTATAAGCATAATCCATATATGGGATTACAAATGCATACTAACGGTAGTGGTAGAAGTATAGAATGGTGGCAGGCTCTTGCAAAAATAAATGTTACAGTTATATTTGGTATCGATGGATTAAAGGATACGCATTCTTTATACAGAATTAACACAAACTGGGATAAAATTATTGCTAATGCAAAAGAGTTTATTAGTGCAGGAGGCAATGCTCGTTGGGATATGTTAGTTTTTAAACATAATGAACATCAAGTTGATAAGTGTGAGCAGTTAAGCAAAGAGTTAGGATTTAAAGCATTTGCAATGAAACATTCTGCAAGATTTAGAGATGGTAAATTAGATGTAATTGATGATGACTATAATGTTGTTAATACTCTTTATCCTACAAAGAGAAGCAAAGATATAACTGCAAAAGTAAAAACGGCTGAACGTGAATTACTACCAACTATTACTTGTAAAGCAAAAGCAGATAATATGTTATATATAAGTGCTACTGGAAATGTTTCACCTTGTTGTTGGTTAGATTTAGAATGGGCACCTAAGGAGGCAGATGTACGTATAGAGTATATGGGAAAGATTAAAAGATTTCCTAATTTACATGATGCAAGTTTGCGTGAAATATTTAATAGTGGATTTTTTAATAATATTAGTGGATGTTGGACAACAACAGGATTAAAAGAATGTTCAAAACAATGCGGTAGTTTTGATAAACTTAATAGTCAATTTGATAAGGTAGAACATGAGTAACGGACTTAAAATTACATTTTCTAATGGTGCAGAAACGTTAAGTTTATTCTATAAAATTTATAGTCATAAGTCTGCTGTTAAATGGTTTAATATAGTTAAAGATGCAATAAAGAGAAAATCTAAGTTACTTAGTGATACTAGTTTTGTTGTTACAGAACAAGATAAGAACAATTTAATAGCGTATATTAATGATTTAATAAAAAGAATAAATGTAAAACATAATTTAGAAGTAATACAAATAACAGAAAATAGTGACTTAAACAAATTGCATCAAGATGTAGCAGATATAACAGGAGAGTTGTGGGACACAATTAACGATGCTATTCATAGTTATGAACAGTATAAAGTGCAACACGGTAATGAACCTCGCTTAAATGCGTATTTTCAATTTGATGAAGAAGATTATATTCCTTTAGAACAATCAGATTATTTGTTTTTTAAAGCAGATCGAGACTTTGGCGACTTATGTATGAATTATACATATAAAGGTAAGCATTGGTTAGAAGTAGCATCAGATAATGATATTGAAGCTATTACAGATGGACAGTTACAACCCGAAGATAGAATTAAAGCACAAGGCTACATGCTTTTTCGTCCTTCTGATATAGAACCATATTTTAAATTAAATCAATTTGTTACGTGGTATGAAAAAAATATAGCAGGTCCTAGTATAAGTTCACATT